TCTTTAGATTTGTGTGCTGTGTGTCCATACACTGATAAGGAACGTGCGGAAAGTCATTTATGCGAGACTTGCGATGTTTATAAAGGAAAAAGAACTTGACACAAAATTCTTACAGAATTCAATAGGCACATAAGAGGTATGTATGTTTATAGATGAAATAATAAAGCAGACAGTAACAAATATCAATAAAGATTGGATATGTAATTATGCCGGGGATAAGATGCAGAGCGGTCAAATAGTATTGCACATTCTCGACGGGAAAATTACAATAGCAGAAAAGAATAAAATAAAAATCAAATAGAGTGTTAAAGTCTTGACCTGAGATTTAGGTGTCCTCCGGTCTTGGGTCAAGCAATAATCAATATCAATAATAACGACTTGGTTACAATCAGATTGAATTCTGAAAGTAGCTGAGTCGTTTTTTTTATGAGGAACTATGTTAGAATTTGAAAAGCAAGCCGAAGCATTTGAAACAGCAATCAAAAAGGTTATCAATAAATTAGATACCAAATTGACTAAGCTGTTAAACGGTTTAGATACCAAGGACGGTGTACTGTTAGATACACAAGCGACTAAGGTATTGCTTCTCAAAAAGGAACTCCAAAAGGCTCTGATTGATTCCGGATATTACAAACTTGCCGAAGAGACAATGAAGGATAACATTAAGATTATGGGTATTCGGATTGTTGAATTAAAGGAAACTCTTGGATTAAGACTCGGTGAAATTTCCAAGAAAACAATAAATGGTATCAATAAAATGAGCTTCGGTGAGATGGCTAACATTGGGGAACGTGAAATTTTAGCAATCCACAACTCAATTATCAATTCTGTTATTATGGGAACACAAAAAACTGCATTGGTTGAGAGTTTAACAAATGAGCTTTCTAAATTCCAAAATTATGCTGAAACATATATCCGGACCAGTAAACGTATATTTAGTCAGACTATAGAAAATAACATTGCTGAACAAATAGACTTCGGAAGTGAAAAAGATGATATTTGGGAATATCTCGGAGCACCTTTACAAAGTAATTCACACGCTGAATGTGAGATTGCAGTTCCTAAACGATATTTCACAAACGATGAAAAGATAGAATTTGAAGCAGGCAGTATTGGGAGTTTAAGTTTTAATCCTATGCGCTACAACTGCCTACATCAGTTTATGATAACGAACAAGACATACAAAGAAGCAACTCGGGACTAAACCCGTCAAAATGTAAGGAGAAAAGATGACTTTACAAGAGTTATTCGCCAAGCACGGCGTAGAAAGTGCGGAACTGCAAGCAGAAGTACAGGGACTGCTTACGACTGCGGAGTCGAAAAAGACCGATGGAATCCCTATGTCAAGATTTAGTGAGAAAGTTCAGGAATGCAACACATTGAGAGCTGATAAAGTGGAATTAGAATCGAAGATAACAACATTAGAATCTTCACGTACTGAAACAACCGAAGAAATTACACGACTCAAAGGAATCGAAACTAAGTTCAACGAATATCAGACAAAATCTGATTCGGAAGTGGTGGAAAATTGGAAAACTAAAGCAAAGGTCTTTGATTTGAAAGACACCAACCCAAACCACGAAAGAATTACGAAGCTCAAGGAATCGTTTGCATTTGACGAAGAACTGACAATCGAACAAACACGTAAGAACTTAGAAACTTACGCAATTATGGAAACAGCGGGAGCGTTCAAAGACGTTAAAGTCGAAGTGATAGACGGCGAAAGGTTTAGAAGTGAACATCAAGAAGAACCAAAAAATGCCTTTGAAACATTCCTATCAGATTAAAAGGAGCTTATAATGGCTAATCAAACATTAAGAGATCTAATTGTAGCGTATGCCGGGAAATCCGCAAACGTTGAAGCAGTTATGTCTCATCTCGTAAAAAAAAGCGGGATATTAAAAACAGCGTTAGCAATTCCTGCAAACTTTAATATTTATCATAAATATAAGAAAGTGGCAGCATTGCCGACATTTACAGTAGGTGGAATGAACCAAAACTTAACAGATGTTACTGTTAATAAGGATTTATTTCAACAAGAACTATGTTCAGTTGACGCAATCCAAACTGAGTACAAGAAAGAACTCGACAACTATCCGGGTGGAGCTAATAAGTTCTTCGCAGATCAATTCCTTTCCTTTATCGAGGGATGGGGACAGGCAGCATCAAAGCAGATTGTTTATGGTACAAGCGGACTTGGTAGTGCAGATGGTACAATAGGATTACACCAGATAGCAACAGCTTACGGTAATGTTGTGGCTTGTGGTGGTACATCAGGTAGTACAAGTTCAATCTTCGCAGTTAAATATGACCCTAAATCTTGTGGTGTTTTATTTAATCCAGTAGCAGGTAAATTCTTAAACGTTACTAAACTTCACGGTGGCAATGCTTATCCTGAAATTATTAACGATGGTGGAAGTGACCAGAGCAAGAAACTTGTTTACGGTTGTTCTTATGAATCCAGTTTGAGTTTTTTGTCTGCAAGTTCTTATGATGTTGCAGTAATGACACAGATAGAAGATGCTTCGGGAGATAAGCCAACAGCATCAAGAATGGATCAGATATTAGATATGGTTCAAGGCGATGAAGGAAACACATTCCTTTATATGAACAGAACACAAAAACGCCTTGTACGTGAGTTGAAAGACAGTAAATTTGAGATGGGTGCTTTAGATAAGAATTATGACATCAGAGTTGATTATTGGAACGGTGTTCCGATTATCATTGATGAGAACATAGTCAATACTGAAAGTACAACCAATATAGTGTAGGGGGCTAAGATGGCTAAGAGTACACACAACAGACCGAACATACAGGGATGGTTCTCCGAAGCACAAGATTTACCAAACGCAACAGCGGTTGATTCTGATGCAATGGTATATGTTGGGGGAACTACAAACGGACAATTAATGTTAAGCGTTTTTGCTAATACTGCGGTTTCAATTGCAGACACTAAAGCACTGACTATCAATTTTGAATCCTTTACGGCAGACACGGCAGCTTCCGCATTAGCACCATACACAAGTGCTAACAGCGGTGGGATTAATCAGGCTACAGGAACAGCCCTTGCTAATGCAGTTGTTTCTATGAGCTATATTATGACTGCTTCCGGTGGGGCTATGGCTTGGGATGCAGGTGATTTGATTCTTGAGATTGCACTACCTGAAACAATGATGAGAATGCTTGCACACGATTATGTTCAAGTGTCTTATACAACTACAGCCAATGAGAGTTCTGAACTTGTTGACGGCTTTATTTGGGCGAAAGTGTAGAATAACAGGGGTGGGCTTCGGCTTGCCCCGATTTTAGGAGATAGGATGAAAACATTTACAAATCCGGATGCAAGACCTGTAAAAACAGACGACACTTTTAATGTTACCGGTGCAGATGGCAGTAAACATAAATATAAGTATGATGATTTGAACACCTTTATAGATTCCACAACCGGCGCAATAACAGCGACAACCTTAACAGCAACCGGAGCGGTGGATTTACAAAGCACGGCAACCGTAGCAGATGTAGCAAAATTTGAGGTTGGAGTAACTTTAAAAGAAATTACAACACCCGCAGCTTTAGCAGATTACGGTAAAATCTACACTAAATCAGACAATAATCTATACTTCCAAGATGGAGCAGGAACTGAAAAAACGTTACAAACCGGATCAATAGATTACGGTGAAATGGGTAACACAGCAAGCGCAACCGAAGTTTTAGCAGAAGCTGACGAATGGTACGCTATGCACAACGCAAATATAAACACAGGACTTGTTAGTGGTTTCACATATACAGACGGACAATCGGGTGTAATAGCATCAATAGGTGAAGGTGTAACGGGCGATGTGGTTATAACAGATGAAGGACACAACCTTGAGGTAGGCGATTATATCACGGTAAACGGTTGTACTGATTCTAATTATAACGGTGTATTCGAGGTTAATTTAGTACCTACAGCTAACACATTTACTATTACTGCAACTTGGGGCGCAACTGATACGGGATTTTGGCAAGAAGGCTCTTATCTTGAATGTAATACGGCAGGGATTTACAGAGGTGTATGGAATGCAGTTATAACACAAACAGGAACAAACAAGATAGTCTATACTTCACCTTTCGTCAATACCGCGGAATCTACAAAAGCGAACAATGAAAGGACTTTTTCCGGAGCAAGTGATGTCGGCAGTGTTGGTGGTAACGGGTTAATGTCTTTTGCTGTTGGTGATAGAATATGGTTTGCGGTCAAAAGTGATTTAGCACAAACTGTAACTTATGTCAAGAGAAACGTTACAGTTCGATAAGGGGTAATTATGGCAACTTGGGCGAATACGACAATAGCAACTATTGCAGATTTAGTTAAGATAGAATCTGAAATTGCGAATTTGACAACAACAGGAGATTCTACCTATTTTGGAACAGATATTGATATTGCAACAGCGACACCATTATTCACGAGTGTTGATGTATCAGATGGGAAAGGAATAACTGAAATTATCTGTGTGACTACTGATAGCTTAGGGATTGCATCAGGTAAAACACTTTCG